CCGTCGCGGTCGCCCCCGAGAGCTGGCTCGGGGTGAAGGGGTAGGTCAGCATGATGGTGTGCCCTCTCTCAGAGCTGGATCGCGGTGACGGCGGCGCCGTTGGCGGCGGAGGACAGGGCCAGGAACGCGGCCGTGCCAGAGGCGAGCGTGCGCACGCCGCCGGAGCCCGCCAGCTCCAGGCGCTGCCCTCGCGTGATGGCGCCGACCGCGGTGAGCTCGTGGATCGGCTTGCCGACCTCGATGGTCACCTTGTCCCCGATCTTGGCGTCGTGACCGGGGACGCCGACGTACTTCGCCGACGCGGCCGCGGCCGGTGCGACCGACATGTCGGCGGCGCCGACCTCGACGGGCTGGCCGCCGGTGATGTCCGCCGTCACGTCGAACGTGACGGTGTCGCCGGGGCGGAACTTGGGCAGGTACTGCGCCATGGTCAGGCCTCCTTCGAGGTGGTCGTGGTGGTGTCGGAGCCCCAGACCTTGCTGTAGGCCTGGTCCTCGTCCGAGGACTGGTCGACGCCGCCGGTGTAGCCCTTCGGCTCCAGCGGCACGGTGCCCACCTTCAGCGAGGCGAGGACGTCGGCAGCTCCCGGGTCAGCCGCGAGCGAGGCCTCCCAGTGCTCCCGGCGGGACGGCGCGATCCGGCCGTCACGGACGGCGGCCTCGACGAGCGCGTTGCGGCTCTCGATGAGCTGCTGCTCGCGTGCCTCGCGGCCCGCCTGGGCGTCCGCCTGCAGCGTCGCGTACTGCTCGGCGTCGACCGCCACGACGCCATCGGGCAGCGTCTGGGTAGTGGTCGTCTGGGTGTCCCCGGCGCGCTCGTTGAGCGCCTCGTCGAGGGCGGCAAGCGCGCCGGCCTCGTCGAGCTCGGCGTCCGGCTTCACGCCGAGCCGCTGGCGGAGCCCCTGCATCAGTGCATCCGACATGTCGGATCCCTTCTCATTGGGGTTGGTGTTCTGATCCACCGGCTCGGCCGGAGGCTGGGTGGCCCGCGTGGTGGCGGGCAGCTCGGCGACGGCGCGCAGAGCGGTCGGGAGCGCGGCAGCCGGCTCGAGGCGCAGCTGCGGGCGGGTGCCGCCGCGAGTGCCCGCGGTGATGCGGGTGCCGGCAGGGATCGCAGGGTCCGGGGCGTCGGAGCGGCCGGCGTGAGCGAACGCCGACAGGTCGAACCGCAGAGCGGCTGCGGCGTCGGTGTGGTCCTCGTCGCTGTCGCTGCCGGCGACCCGGTCGATGAGCCCGGCGGCGAGCGCCTCATCTGGGCTGTACCAGGTCTCGGCGAGCATGGCCTCGCGCCAGGTGTCGCGCGAGCCGCGGCCGGAGCGCTCGGCGTAGATGGAGGCGATGTTGTTCGAGATCCGGTCCAGGTGTTCGGCGTAGTCGCGCAGCTCGGTGGCGTTGCCGAGCACGACGCCCCAGGCGTCGTGGATCATCAGCTCGCTGTTGCGGCCGGCGACGATCTCGTCGCCGGCCATGCAGATGAACGAGGCGGCTGACGCGGCCAGGCCGTCGATGGTGATCACGACGCGTGCGCTGTGGCGGCGCAGCGCGTTGAGGATCGCGAGGCCCTCGTAGACGCTGCCGCCGGGGGAGTGCACGTAGACGTTGAGCACGTCGACCTCGAGCGCGGCGATCTCCTTGTTGAACGTCGACGCCACGACTCCGTCGCCGTACCAGGAGCCGCCGATGATGCCGTAGACGTAGACCTCGGCCGAGGACTCGCCGGCGGCCGCGGTCTCACCACGGACGATGCGGTACCAGTCCGGGTCGGCCTGCGTGAGCGGCTCGGGGATCCCGGGCGCGACTGGTGCCGTCATGAGGTGCTCCGTTCGTCGACGGTGGGGAGGTAGGGCGCGATCGCGGCTGCGAGCGCCTGCAGCGCCGCGGCTTGCGGCGGTGCGGCCGGCGCTACTGCCGGGTCGCGGTCGGGTAGCCCGTACTGGGTGCGCAGGTGCTGCTCCAGGTTCGGGTCGGCGCTGAGCGCGCCGGCGTTCATGAGCATCTGGATCGCCTGGGCGGTTGCCGGGTGGCGCGAGCCGATCTCGTCGAACACCAGCCGTGGCGCGACGACGTGCTCGCCGAAGTTCAGGTCGACCAGGTCCTCGACGATGTGCTGGTTGGCGACGTCGGCGATGTCCTCGGCGATCGTCTGTAGCGCCAGGATGAAGAAGTTCTGGAAGGTGTCACCGAGCGCGTAGGAGCCGGTGGACTTGTCACCGCCCAGGTTGAGGAAGTGCGCCAGCACCGCGCGCGCGATCTGCTCGTCGTGGTACCGGATCGGGCCGTCGGCGTCGGGGAGGTTCCCCTTGACGCCCTCCAGGGAGAGGGTGGCGCCGTTCGGGATCGAGGCGCCGGAGTTCTCGCCGGCCTGCAGGTTCTCCGCGATCGTGCGGCCGGCCTTCAGCTCGGCGTCGACCCAGGCCGTGACCTCGGGACCGGTGATGATCCCCTCGGGGACCTTCGAGGTGGTGTAGGTGGGGATGCCCATGCCGTTGCGGTGCACGGTCTGTGCCTGGATCCGCAGCAGCCGGTCCTTGATGAGCCAGTCCTTGTAGGCCGGCCGCAGCAGCGACTTGCCGAGCCAGTTGCCGCCGGCGCGCTGGTTGACGTAGGCGACGAGGTAGTCGACCTCGATCACCGGGCCCTCGGTGTCGGTCCCGGACGGCGTCTGTTCGATCGAGATGAGGCCGCCGTCGCGAGCGACGTTGACCTTCGCGATCGTCGACGAGGGACGCAGCTCGAGCTTGCGGAGCCGCGCGAGACCAGCGTCGTCGATCCGGAACACCGGCTCGAAGAACGAGTGCCCGAACGGGAGCATGAGCAGCGCCTCGTACAGGTGGCGCTTCCACGAGAAGCGGCCGCTGGTGCGACGACGCACGAAGTCGGGTTCGCCGACCACCGGCAACCCCAGGTCCTCCGCGATGAGCTGGACGACCTTGTCCTCGGCGCCGTTCCTGTCGAGGCGCCAACCGGCGCGGCGCAGCGGCAGGGTGACCGCCTCCAGGACCGACATCACCTGCGCGTCCGTGCGGCACATCCGCTCGTAGATCGCAGTCGACCGCGGCCAGATCAGCTCCGGGGTGTCTTCGCCGTCGAGCTCGGCCCACCACCAGCCTGGGTTCGCCCCATGGGTGTAACCCTTGGCGGAGGTTGCGACCGGTTCGACCACGGTGACCTCCTCAGAATCCGACGTCGTTGAGGTTGGTCTCGCTAGATCGCGAGGCGCTCGGACCGGCGGTCACGAGCTCTGGTGGTCGCTGCGGTGGCGGAGGCGGTGCGGGCCGACGTCGGGCGAGCCAGAGAGCGCCGACGAACGCGACCAGCGGTGCAGCATCGACCGGGGACGCCTTGCGGTCGATGACCTTCACCGCGCCGAGCGTCTGCGTCGCGGACGCGGAGGCAGCCACGTCGAGCGGCTTCTGCGGGTTGTGCCGGACCTTGACATTCTTGACGGCGTCGAACGCTTCACCCAGGGCGTCACCCAGGTCGCCGCCTGCCCACTCGATCACGGGGATCTTGCTCGTGAACACGCGATCGGCGGCGAGGTCCTTCATCAACTTCGACACCGGAGCCCCGCGTGACTGGCCGGTCACTGCCTGGATTCGATCGGTGCGCTCGAGCAGCCAGTCCTGCACCCACTCGTTGCCGGCGCGCGCGGCCCACAGCTCGCCCTGGAGGACGCCGTCTGCGCGGTGGCCAACACCCACGATGTAGGTCGTGGACCGACTGAAGGAGGTGTCGATGCACGCCCACACCGGGCCGACGAGGCGGTCCTTCTTCGCGGCCATCAGCTTTCCGTCAGGTCCCTTGACGGGGGTGTTCCGGCCCTTTTCCCAGGACCCGGGCAGGAACGGCCCCTCGACCGAGCCGTCCGGCCACTGACACAGCACCTCGGTGCGGAACACCCACTCGGGCTCGGACAGCGCCTGAGCGATGTTGCGCTCGAGCGGAGGGATGTGACCCATCGAAGGGTTCGCCTGCGCCCAACCGTCACGGTCGCGGCGGTCCTTGCCGGGCGCCGCCGACCACTCGAAGAACCCCAGGTGTTCGGCGGGGTCGATCTCGTCGATGAACTCATCGACCTCGTCCTCGTCGAAGTCGACGCTGAGATCTGCACCTGTGGGCGCGAGGAGGTCGTCCTCCTCCTCGCAGATCCCGTCGGGATCGCCCAGCGCCCGGTGCGCTGCCTTGCGGAAGTAGGCCAGCACGACCGAGGTCGCGTCGCCGGCGTTGCTGAGGCAGACGATCAGCTTCAGCAGCTGCGCCATCGTCGTGTGCGTGATCGCCGCCCACGCGAACCAGTTCTGATGCTCACGCAGCTCGTCCAGCAGGATCAGGTTGCCCGAGAAGCCACGACCCGCGCGCCGGTTTGCGGACTTCACCCGGTACTCGTTGCCGGTCTCCAAGACGAGGGACTTCTTGCCGTTCGTCTTGTTGATCTTCCGGATGAGCGGGGCGAGCTCCTCGTCGGACTCGAGCAGATCAACCGCGCCGGACCAGACCTTCTCCGCGGTATCGATGTCCTGCGCGGTGCCCAGCACGACCGGCCAGTCGAGCGCCATCATCATCCACAGCGCCAGCACCTGGGACAGCGCTGACTTCCCGTTCTGCCGTGCCACCAGCACCACCACGGTGCCGAACCGCAACGAGCGGTCCTCGTCGTCGAGGACCTCGAGCATGTGGATCAGCAGCCAACGCTGCCACGGGTAGAGGTCGATCCCGAGAACGTTGGCGAACTCGATGACCGAGAACCCGAGCGAGGTCTCTGGTGTGAGTTCCCGCAGAGGGGGCGTGAAGATCCGGGGGATCTCGCACCCGTACCGGATGGTCCCGGGCTTCTGGTTGGTGCGCGAAGTGCCCTTGCGTGATCGGCTGTCGCGCTTCGACGGCGACTTCCGTCGCGTCGACGCAGTCACGCCCCAGTCCGACGCTCAGCGAGACCGCCGCGGATGGCATACACCTTCGCCGCCTTCGACGGCCCTGACGATTGTGCGGGCTTGTCATCCGACTTCGCGCCTCCGGCGGCGCCCGCGCCGATGCCAGCGAGCTGCAGCCGGGCCGACGGCGTCGCCTGCATCTCGCGCAGCACGTTTAGCAGGTGCGGCACCAGGTAGAGCACGCGGGTCCGGTTCGCCAGCGGGTCCGCGAGCGCGACGTCGACCTGGCGGGCGATCGAGCGGCCCGACTCCACGAGCGCGTCGTCGATGTCCCGGAGCTTCTTGTCCGTGCGGGCTTGCTCGACGGTGCGCTCGAACGCGGCTGCCATGCCCGGCGCCGGCGCCGTGGCCTGAGCCCGCACGCGGGTCAACGCGTCGATGACACGTAGCAGCCGGTCGATGGCGCGCGGGTCGCCCTCCAGCGCCTTCGGCTCCAGTGCATCCGCGAGCTGCGCCAGGCGCTTCGCCTCGGCGTCGAACGTCAATGCCGGCGTCAGCTGTACCGGGACCTGCTCAGCACCCGCGAGCGCCGCTCGGCGCGCGGCCGATGCCGATGCGTAGCCGAGCTGCTCGGCGATCGCCTTGAACGTCATGCCCTGCTCGCGCAGCTCGTGCGCGTGGCGCCGGCGCTCGTGCGTGACGTCGTTGCGGGCGACCACGGTCAGACCCCGCGCTGCCGGTCGGCTGCCGTGGCCGCCGGGATCGATGACACAGGGCCGGAGCGACCACGCGCGAGCTCGCGATCGGCGAGCGCTGCGGGCAGCAGCTCGACCGGCATGTCCTCGTCGTTGATCACCACGCCGGAGACCGGGTGGCGCCAGCGAGCACACATCGCGTCGTGGCCGATCTGCACGAAGTCGACGGCGATCGTGGCCATGAACAGCTCCTTGGGAGAGGTGCCGGAGCGGCAGGAATCGTTGCAATTCCACGCGAAAGTGCCCATTCGCTCGCGATGGGGTGGTCGCGGGAGGTCGGGGGGAGAGGACAC